ATTTTAGCAATCGTTTCTGAGATACTTTCCCAACGATGATATGCAAAGGTAACTTGAATTCTCATGAATCCGTCGTCGGACCAACTTAATGGTACAGGAGCAATTGCTACTGGAAACGCATCAATCAACTTGACCCAATATACTTTCGGAGTTGGGACTTCAGGGCTACTTTGCGCAGCAGGATTTTCCGATACCCCACCATCAACTCTGCGCTTAATTGCTCTAAATGCATCAACCGTCAAATCAATAACGTTTGATGGTATCTTATCAATTAGCGACATTGGATTGTTTGCCTGAGCCGCTGCAGCCGCTTTTGGATCTTGAATCTCTGGCGTCTCACTTAAAGCGATGACAGAGACAGTTCCGACGTATGAATCGCGATACTGCATATTGAAGGTTTTGGGATCTTGAACGCAGTTCATCCAAAGTTCGAACTGAGTTTTTTCTCTCATATCGTTTGTGCAAAGGAACGTTAATGTAATTTCATTAAAGACAGTTCCTGTTGCAACTTTATAAGCAGGTCCGTAGATTTTAGCATCATTTGTTAAAATAGTTTTACCTGGTAACTCTGCGGCTTCGCAAAGAAACTTCATACGATCCATCACATCGTTAGTCCAACGTGGACTGAAAATTTCAACATAAAAACGATTCGTCTTTTGCAATCCACCGAAAGAATTGATTTTAGATCTGAAATTGTCGATCGAAAAGATATTGCGAACAACGCTGCTATCTAAACCTAAAGACGCGCGACTGTTATCAGCTGGTGGTGGTGGAACCTGTTGCGCAGGAGGTGTCGTTTGTTGTGGGGGCTGTTTCGGTTCAAAACCTGGTATTGTGAATGCCATTTAGATCATCTCCAGCGATTCGCGGTGAACTTGTTCTTTCGTGGCACCGACAAACATTTCAACAGGTAGGAACAGTGCTATTTCCCAATTGGACGGTTCAATCTCAATTAAACCTGATGCTATGTGTGAAGTCAGATAGCGTTTTAAGCAAGGTTTAAATTCTTCATAACGAGCAGCACCTGCGAGTAAATCGTAGGATAGTTGCATTTTAGTCGTATCATCATAACGTTCATTATTTAAAGTGTCGTATAATTTATCTAACAATATCAAACGATACTTTACTGGCAAATAATGTAGATTTAAACCAAGAAACCCATCTTTATATTTTTCGACAGGAATCACTAATGGAAACCTGTCATAATAAGGTAACGTTTTCTTCATTTTTGGGTCGTAAAAGTAGAAGTACATGCGACCTGGATAGAATCCCGTCGCGGCTCTACTTTTATCTTGAATGATCGTATTACGACGAACTGATCGCAATTCCGATATTTTGTTTTTTAGCCATGTGCGTGCTTTTGCCGTGCGTTGAGCAACGCCAGCCTGATTCATCTGAGAGCTGAGTCTATCTAGTACATTAGCCATTTAAATATTTATTTAATGTTTAGATCCTTTTCTGTGATAATTTGAAAGCCCCATCCGCGATCTAAACAGTATTCCTTTGCGGCTTTCCATTTTGCTTCATTGATACCCCAAGTCACTATTTCATTAATGTATCGTCTAGTTGGCTTTTGTCCAACTTTAGGGGGAACGGTTTGACTTGAAGGTTTCACCTCAATCACAATGGTTTTTGTGTTCCCGTCTTTACCCTTCGCTTTGATGATGAAATCGGGAAAATACCGATGCCATGATTGATCTACTGGAGAAAAATATGGAATATGAAACTCTTCGCTACCCCATTTAAGGATATTGGGGTTGGTGTCGAAGTAGGTCATTACACGGTACTCGTAACTAGACCTGTAAATTATGTTTTGCGAGTCACCTAAATATTTGCTAGGATTTTTAGGTTTAAAATATCCTTGAAAATACTTCATTCTTAATAGTAGAACTCAAATGGCAGAAATAACTACGTCCAACTCTCAGGTTGCAGATCGCAATAAATTGCGAAATGATGGACAAAACATACGAGTAGCGTATCCATTGGATCTGGAGGAAAACTATCCTCATGCTATCGATTTTACTATTTATTTACCTTCACAAAGTTCTTTCGAAAAAACCATCGCGAAAGTAGCTGGTGGTACGAGTGGATTGAGTAATTATGATGGAATTGGATCTTTTGGGGATGTAACAGGTTTAGTTAAAACTGGATTCAGTGTTCAAGGCGCATTTCAGGTAGCCAAAGATGCGGCTCTTGGTGGCGCAGCCGCAGGAAATCTTATCCGTGGTGGGGGAATTCTTGGAACATTCGCTAAAGTTGCCGCCACTGCTGCTGGTGCTGCAAGTGGTGCAATTGCTTCTGTATTTACGAACTCTAAAACCCAAGCAAGCATTAGAGGTGCATTTGGAGCAGATTTTATTCAGGAACAAACAAAAGTTACTGGATTGAAGTTGGAAAGAACAGCACAAAAAATCACTAAAATGATTTCTATGTATATGCCTGCTAATTTCTTTACGACTTATGGTCACGATTATGATCAAATTAGTGTGAAGGAAGCTGGCGGTATGCTCGGTATGTTGGCTGGTGCATATTCATCAACGGGTGGAGTGCCTGACTTATCGAGTATTGCTAATGATCCTGCAAAATTTTTAGAGGCTATTAAGTCATTACCAGGCGCAGCAAATCCATATAGTGCATTAGTTGCGGGACAGCTCGGTTCGACGAGTCAAGTTCCTATTTTAGGCGGACCTTTGGTTGGTAGCAATTTTGCAGACTTGAGCCTCTTTAATATGGGTTATGCTCAAAACCCAATGCTTGAAATTATCTACCGTGGAACTCAATTTCGAAATTTTCAATTTGAATTTATGTTTCAACCAAAGAGTCAAAAAGAAGCAGAGCGTGTTCGAGAGATTATTGAAACATTCAAATTCCACGCTGCTGCCGAAACAAATCCTATTGCTAAACCAATAGGCGACGGTTCAGTTTTCCCAGGTGGAAATAGCATGCCAATGTTTTTCGTTCCACCGTCTGAGTTTGGGATTGAACTTCGTCATGAATCAATTCAGAATAAGTTCTTACCGAAAATTGGCAGATGTGTATTAAATCGCGTCGACGTCGATTATGCTCCAGGCGGTCAATGGCAAACATTTGCTGATGGCGTTCCAATTGAAACTCGTATGCGTTTAGATTTTACTGAAGTTGAACTCATTACGAAGAATAAGATTCTAGAAGGATACTGATGGCATATTTTACTTACTTCCCGCAAATTTTTTATTCGTTTGATACAGCAAACGCTGACTACACATTAGTCACGAATGTAATGTCAAGAGTCAAGATTCTCCGAGAAGTTCTTGACAATTCATTATTGTATTACAAATACGAAATTAAAGAAGGCGAAACTCCAGAAATTGTAGCCTACAATTTTTATGGTGATGTGCAAAAGCATTGGATTATTTTATACGCCAACTCAATTATCGATCCGAAATATGATTGGGTTTTGCACAGCAAAGAACTCGAAAACTATATTATTTCAAAGTATGGTTCTATTGAAGACGCTAAAACTGAACTGCATCATTATGAAGTTACAATTGAGGAATATAATAGCGTCGATGGACGAATTAATGAGCGTAAGTTTACTGTAACAGATAAAAATTACAATTTTTCGACAAATTCATTATCCGATAGATTTGAAACTTTACCAACAGTTAACAGCGCACCAATAGTCGTTCCATACACATATGCTTTATCGGACGGTTCTACTATAACAGGAACTGAAACGTACATTGCTGTCTCTAACTACGATTATGAGTTTTTAGAAAACGAAAAGAAAAGAATTATTAACATACTCAACCCTGAGTATGCGTCACAAATTGAAAATGAATTAAAGGAATTATTAAGATAATATGGCTGACGGTCCTGGTATTTTAAGATTTGGCGATTTTGAGATAAAGGCGCTCGAGTTGATCTCGTCGACAGGTGCCATCTATAATCTATACACTTCATTTAGTGAATTGTCTATTTTTGAAGACATTTATAGTGGTGCATTATCTGGTCATATCTTTGTTACAGATTCAAAGGATATGAGTAGCACCATGGACATTCATGGTTCTGAATATCTACACATTATTTTAGATAAACCTTCTTTAGGCGAACCAATTGAAGAATTTTTTAGAGTTTATAAAATTTCGAATAAAGTCGTAAAAAATAAAAACTCAACTGCATTTGTTATGCATTTTATAACAGAGGATCAATTCGTTTCAAATCAATATAAAATTAGTCGCGCATTTACTGGTCCTGCCGATGCGTCTGTACTGTCAATATTGCGTAATGATTTGAATGTGAACGTTCGTAAACTGAAATTATCTAATTTTGAGTCTGCTTTCGGTGAAACAAACGTTGTAATACCTTATATGCATCCGTTTCAAGCAATTCAATATTTCGCTTCTCGTGCAACAAATAAAAGTGGTTCGTTTTTTTTCTTTTATGAAAATCGCGATGGATATAATTTTAAATCGCTCGAATCAATATTAAATGGTGAAATCTATAAAACATATTTTTTGACGCCTAAAATTTTAGATGCGCCAACCCCAGAAGTCAGCGCAAGCAGTATTAATGAAATTATTATTAATCAAAACTACGATACGCTCACAACAATGTCTACTGGCGGATTTGCTGGTAGAATGAAAAACCTTAATGTTACTCGTCGTAGATATACGGAAAACGATTTAAATATTACAAATAGACAAAATTACCCTGCTTTGGGTAAGGGATATCCTCTCAACAACTTAACGAATAGAAAAGGCGATTCTTTACTCACAACGTTCCAATCTTTCGAGAAGTATTCAGTTTCGACAACTGCTAATTTAGATTTAGATGACTTTCCAAATAACTCAGAGCAGTATATTTTTAGAAGTATGGAACACTCTTTGTTACATAATTTTAGAGCGACAGTTACGATACCTGGAGATCCTTTCATTAAAGTCGGGGATATTATCTATATCCATTTACCAAAATTTGCGCAATCAATTACTGGCGATCAGAAACTAGATGAATTTTATTCTGGTAAAATGCTCGTGATGGGAGTGCGTCATACGGTTACTCCAGCAGCCCATACCACTTATCTTGAAGTTGTTAAGGATGCTGTAGAAGGAACGTTGAGTGATGCTTCTAATGGCGCTTTGCTACTGAAGGCTAAAAAATAATGATGTCAAAAGATTACATGGGTTTAAATGGGTTTGTTTGGTGGGTCGGCGTTGTCGAAGATCGCAACGATCCAGCAATGCTCGGTCGTGTCAAAGTTCGTTGCTTTGGCTGGCATTCTGAAGATCTCCAAGAAATTCCAACAACAAAATTACCATGGGCAACTATTATGTTGCCTGTAAATCGTGATGCACATTTTGCTCCGAAAGAGGGTGAATTTGTTTGCGGTTTCTTTATGGATGGTGAGTATGCACAACATCCAGTTGTTATGGGCATTTTACCTGGAATCAATAATAGTGAAACTGATTTTTCTAGAGGGTTCACAGATCAACGTTCTGATTTGACAAAAATCCCAAGAAAAGTTAAATCGCGAACATATAAAAAAGATGGCACTGGCGTTGAAATTCAAAATGAAGATCCGAAGAAAAATCCAGAACGACCAGGTGAACCATCTTCAAGCCGATTTACTCGAAATGAAGATATTGGGCAAACGCTAATTAAAGATCGTAAAAAGAATCTAGTAGAGGTTCCAATTGCAGGTGGTGGTTCTTGGAAAGAACCAAGTCCAGCCTACAACGCATCATACCCATATAACAACGCTCAAGAAACTGAATCAGGTCATGTGTTTGAAGTTGACGATACGCCTGAATGGGAACGTATACATGTCGCTCACAGAACAGGAACATTTTATGAAATGTATCCTTCTGGATCGAAAGTTGAGAAAGTCGTAAAGAACAACTATCAAGTTATCATGGGCGATGATAACATTTACGTTATGGGTCAATGCAATATCACTGTTGATGGTGCGGCAAATATTAAAGTCAAAGGCGACGCTAAGATTCAATCTGATTGTACTATTGATTTAAATGCCACAAAAGATATTAATTTAAATGCATTAGGCTCCGTCAAAATCAGCGGCAGTCAAGTTTCGGTATCGTCTCTTGCTGCGACTCGAGTTACTGGTGGATTCTTATTAGACATTGACGCTCCTGCGGTAATTATCGGCAAGAGCGGTCTTGCCGTTTCAAATGACTTTTTACCATCACCAACTGCTGGTGGTGGTGGCGGCGGTGGTGGTGCAGCTGCAGGCGCAGATGCTGCTGGTGGTGCTGCTGGAGCTGCTGGAGCAGCGGCAGGTGCTGCTGGAGCCGCTGGTAGTGCTGCTGCGGCAGCAGCCTCTCAATTGACGGGCGCATTGGGTGGATTAACAAATCTCGCAAATATTCCTGGAATGGATATGTTAACTAAACTTCCAGGTCTCGAGAACCTTGAATCACTAACATCAAGTTTGGGTAACATTGGCGACATTAGCGCCAAACTCGGTGACGTAACTGCGCTGTCTGAAAAACTAGGTGAGGTTTCAAAACTTACTTCAATTACAGACACCATTAAAGATAAACTTGGTGCTGGTTTCAATCTAGATCAACTCAAAGGTCAGTTAGATCAGATTAAAGACGTTTCGAAAAACATTGATGGAATAAAGAATATTAAAGATGCAGCGGGTCAATTGAAACAAATCTCGGACGCAACTAAAGAACTGACAAAAATCCCAGATCTAAACAAATTCGTCAGTGATGTAAATAAACTTATAGACATTCCAGAAGTAACTGCCAAGATTCCAAATCTATCCAAGATAAATGGTATTGTGGATAACTTCAATGACTTGCAAGGCGCAAGTAAAGACATTCAAACCTTGGCTGGTTCTGAAGTAACTGGCAAAGTGTTAGAACTTTCACAGAAAATTAATTCATTACCTACAGATTTGGGTAACGTTGGTGGATTTAAAGATGGCATTAAAGGATTGAGTTCGTTTAGTGAAAATCTTGGTGGTTTGAATAATCAAATCAAAGACATCTCAAGTATTGCAAGTCAACTTGGCGCCAATAAGCAATTAAGTGCTGTTACTGATGGATTTAAAAACTTAGAAAAGAATATGGGTGAAATTGGTTCACTAACTTCTTCACTATCTGGCGCTGCAGCTGACGTTGGTGCAATTAAAGACATAACTAAAGGTCTAACATCAACGGCTGACATTACTAAATTCTCAAACTTCGAAAGTCAATTGGGTCCGCTTTCTGGCGCACTAGGTGGATTGAAGGATGGATCCTCTCTCGTTTCTGGTGTATTGAGCGCAGGTGCGAAGTGCGGCAATCCTTCTGCTGGCTTCATTGAGCCAACTCCAGCCGATCGCGCAGGCTTCTTCTTTGATGCGGGCGAGAAGGGTGCAGACGAATGGATCAAGAAACAAATCGATAACGGTGTCTATGATCCGTCTGAACTGAAGGAAATTGTCACAAATGAATCCAATACAGAACCACCGAAAGCTCCTAGCGGTAAGGTGAACGATTGCGGTATTCCGTCAGATCAGGAAGAATTTGACCCGAATATGATGCTATCCAAGTACTGGAGTTTGGGTAAACTTTCCTCAAACGCAATTGTAGAAAAACAGCCTGTTATTCCGCAACGTGGACTAACGAAAGCCGATATCGTCTGTAATCTTAAATTGCTTGCGGTTAATTGCCTAGACCCAATTAAAGAAAAATATTCAAATCCTT